TAAAGCACAAAGGGGCCAGTACTTGACCAGCCCCAAAGTTTATGCTAATTAAGCAGCGTTGTAACGTGCTGTTACTAGTGCTTCTGGACGTAGGATCTTGCGACCATATAGGTGCATACCACGCACGATGTCAGCAAATGAATCAGGGTCACGGTAGTTCTCAACTTTGTTGATTTGCTCCGCTGATGCTACTGCATCGTCCTGACCAGCTACGATAACACCGTAGTTGTCATCTTGACCAGTTGTACCTGAAGTACCTGCGCCTGTACCTGCTGATGGTAGGTTGTTTGAAACATAAACACGGAAGCCGTGTAGGTTGTTCAAAATCAAGCCATTCATTAGGCCAGAGCCACCCCAGTCAGCTTGCAATACGCGGCTGTCTTCGTCTTTTAGGATTTCCATAAAGACTGGATCAACAACCAACCAACGTCCACGTGAGTCAACGTTTGCAACGTCCATCTGACGTGCCATACGTGCAACAACAGTCAAAGGTGAAGTTGTTGTAGTTGACAAAGATGTAGCACCTGGTAGACGTGCTGCTAGTGGGATAGAGTCACCTGTACCGCCTGAGTCAGCAGTTGTGATGTGACCGATATCACCAATAGTTAGGTGGTTCGCAGTTAGAAATTCACCTGTGAGGTTACCAGCAGTATCGTGCTGTGCGTCACCAGATGTAGTTGAAATCAATACACCTGCTGATGTGTGACCTGACAAGTAAGACAATACGTCTGCGTCCATAGCGTCAGCCATTTTATATGCTGCACGATCAGCAGCAAGGCTAACATAATCCACATTTGCGAATTGATCTTCGATGTCGTCCATTTTGAACGCGAAGTAATTTGCTTTGTCGATTGTGAGAGAGAAGTCTTCATCGTTCAACTTCTCAACAGAGATAGCTGTGTGACGCTGCAGAGCGTTAACAGTTACATCTGGTTCTTTTTGAATACGAACAACATCGCCTTGGTTGGCAATTTCACCGAAGTAAGAGTTGTTTGTAATCGCGTTTGTGACAGCAGCTTTGCGAAGTGCAATCTGTGCCTGTTTCGAATAAATAACTGGTGACCAGCTACCGTCGAAACCTCCTGATGCGGAAGTAATAGCCATAATAATTTCTCCTTATAGATATGGCGTGAGATTAGACACTACATATCCACTAAAGAGGCTCGTCATATTAGGGTAGTCAGCTATGCTTTGAGAATGCGCTTTCTCTTTGCGCTGGGCCTATAATTAGAGGTAGTTCTTTGTCGTGGCTAGTGCTTATTGAAAAGCATACACACTAAAAGATTGTGTATATACTATAGTTTTATCTAAGATGTTAAGAGTGTCAAGCTCTTTTTGTTACATCATAAATAAATTTACCAGAGCGTTGCGCGTTTAGAATTTCTTCTTGGCGCTTCTCATACTCTTTAATACTCATCTTAGCAACCTGAGATTCCCTTATATAGGTTGAACTATCGTCTGCCTCTGGTGGTGCTGAACGTTTACTCTTAATAGAGCTTGCTGCTTCTTTATCTGCAACGTTAGACTTTTTGGTGGTAATACCTTTGTCTGCTTTATAGAGATCAATAACACGCGCTACAGATTTAGCATCGTCTGTGTTCTCATATAGAGCGTCTTGTACCCACTTAGGCTGTTCACTTGCCCAATCATGGAATGCATCGTCTTCACGAATACTGTTAAAGTCAGGATGCATATGTGCTAGTTCTGCTTCAGCTTTCTCTCGTCTAGCTGTTGATCTAAGCTCTTCAATCTCAGCAAGTCTAGCATCTAATCCAGAAGCTTTCTTGTCTGCTTCTTTAGATGCAATAGCTTCAATGATACCTGCAACGTCAGGGTACTTCTTAGCCCAAGCTTCAATCTCTTCTTCTGATTTAGGCAAGACAAGTTCGTTCTTAGTTGCTGCATCTAGTTGTTTTTCTAGCTTAGCAATCTTATCAGCAAACTCTTTTTCTTTGTCTTGCATGTGGCGACGAATATCACCATAGCGTTGCTTAAATGTTTTTTCTTCAGCACTTAGATCATCATCATCTTCTTGTGCTTCAGCTTTTGGTTTTTCTTTTTGTTGGGAATTACTTTCTGCCTGTACTGCTTCTGGCGTAGAGCTTTCGCTACGGGGTTCAGCTTCAACAGTTTCTTCTTCTGTTTCATCTGATTCACCGCGCATACGTCTTTTGATTGCTTCTAGCTCTGCCTCATCTGCAGCAATACGTGCTTGATTACGTAAGTGAGGTGCGGCATTTATAGTTTCTTTTTTAATTTCAACTTGTTGGGCTTGCGACATATATATACTCCTTTATATGGGGCCAGTCAAGTAGACCGGGTAGCCTTATTGTTATTATTGGATCACGTCTTGTGATTACTTCTTCTTCTTTCTTCTCTTAACTAAACCACCTTTGTTAAGTAGGCCATATTCTTGATCTTCACTTTCTGCTAGATCTTGATAGCTTTGTGCGGCTGCTTGTGGTGCTGTTTGTTGCTTACCTGCTCCATATGAGCCATATTGATCTGCTAGATCTGATGTTGAATAACCACCAACAACACCACCCGTTGTAGTAGCAGACGTTCCTACTGCTGGCGTAGTACCCTTATCACCTGCTGTTGAGCCTGATACTTGAGATGCGACCCTTTCAGATGATGCTGTACCTCGTAGCTCTGCAAGGCGTCTACGTGCTGTAGCTTCTTTCTCGGCGTCAGCCGCTGCATCATCTTTTAGCTTTTGTAATGCTGCATCTGAAGCTTCTTGACCCGCTTGCTTATACTTTAACATTTCTTCAGGAGAAGCCGAAGTAACCCCTGGTTTATAAGGTACTTTAGTGGCTTCATCACCAAACAGCGCTCTCATGAAACCAGTTCTTCCTTCTTGTGATGATTTCAAGAGGTCTGCAAGATTTGATTGCTCTTGAGCCGTAAGAGTTTTAGAGGCCAGCCTACGTTTCATTTCATTTTCTAGCTGACGCTTACTATTCCACATAGCAGCTTTGACGATAACACCCAATATGGGGTTTACTGTCGACAGTCCTAGAGCTATTCCATCACCCTTCATAGACTGATTATCTTTTACCATTCCTACCATTTCATCATAGGTAAGTTCTTGATAGTTTATTGGTTCAGGCTGTGGCATGTCTTTAAATGGATCGTCATCATCTCTTGAAGCGGCTACGGATGCTTCTGCTGCGGCTGCTCCTGTAGTGGTAGTTGTTGTGGTGGGTGTGATTGTTGATGTTCCTTCTAAGAAATAACCTTCAGGAATTTCTTGTTGAGGTACTCCATCAATAAACATAACTAGTAGTGAATGACCGTTTGGACCAATATATGTTTTAAACTCTACATTAGATGATGTGGCTCCTATGCCTAAGCCCTCTACGCCTAAGCCTAATGCACCCATTGGGGAGTCGGGATCTCCTGATGTAATCATACCACGTCTGGCATATCCAACATCTCCCCCTTCGTCCATTTCCATAACTTCAACAACTTCTAGGTCTTCCATGCCAAAAGGTAGATCATCTTCAGGTTCAACAATCTCCATGCCGCTCATAGGCTCTCCACCTATGCGACCTTCTGCGTCCATTTGCGCCATACCACGCTTGGCTTGGATGCGTAAATCTTCAAAGAGCTTAACGCCAAAGTATCTTACAACATCTGCAGGTACAACGTATTCACCTTCACTTAGACGTGCATCAATGTCATCCCTAACTTCTTCAGGCATTGATCCGGGCGGTACTTCATTTCCAGACACAGGATCTACTTCTACTTCACCGCCTTCTGCATAACCGCGAGAGGACTTAAATATTACATCCATTTGATTGTCTACTGTCATACCGCCCTCATTATATCCTTGATAGTCGAAGTCCAACTTAGCGTTACGGGCTAAGACTAGAGGACCAATTTGTATTACCTCAGTTGCTTCACGTACTGGTACATGTTTGTTTTCACCTGCACGTACATAAAAGCCGCCTTGTCTGCGTGGGTCAAATCCTACCTGCGTCCACTCAGGATCGTTTAAATATTCTGCTGCTTTAGCGCGAATAGCATCTGCATCTAAGTCTTCTACATAACCTTGTACTGTAGCATATGGCGTCTTATTCATTTCGCCTGTGCCAATTTTTTCACTAGTCTTTGTAGATGCTATAAATTTTACAGGTTCGTTTTCTCCTGACCTGTAGTGTACCGCCTTTGCATAATGCTTACCCTTTTCAGCATTTTTAGAAGAGCCTGTAACTATCCAAGTGTCATACCT